AGTACGGCACATTGTACAAATTTGAAATCACCTTTGCCAATGGCGATTCGGGTGAGTACGCATCCAAAAGTGCGGATCAAACCAAATTCAAAGTGGGTGTGGAAACCGATTACACCATCACATCCAAGGAATTCAAAGACCGCATTTATTACAAGATTGCACCCGTGATGGCACAACCAGGTGCGCAACCATTTGTAGCAAAGGCAAAGGACCCCGAAACGGACAAACGCATTACCCGTATGAGTGTATTGAAAGTCGCGGGTGATTTGGCCATCAATGGTGACATTCAGTTGAATGAAATCCTTTCTTACGCATTAATCTTTGAACAGTATGTGTTGACTGGCATGGATACTTTGAGCAAGTACAAGGTTGAAACCAAAGGTTCAAAATCTGCGACAAACGGAATCGTAGAGAATTTTAGAAACGAAGCGATTCGTGAAATGGAAAACGATGGATTGCCATTCTGATGAAAAAAATGATTGAGCAACTATCGGACACGATGTTGGAAATAGGGGGTGGCAATTACTGCCCCCTACAATTCCACATTGAATTAAAGGAATTGGCGGATACCATCAAGAACTTTCAGGACCAAGTGAAACCCCTTGCATTGACCGAAGCGGGTAAATGGCACGGGCAAGTGTACCACGGATATGAAATCACACGCAAGGCGGGTGGGGGTCGGTATAATTATGACCACATTCCACAAGTCATGGAATTACGGGCAGAGTTAAAGGAACGCGAAAAACTGCACCAACACGCCTACAAACAAATGAACCTGGGTATTTTCTTGAACGAACAGACGGGGGAAGTTTACGAACCCGCCCAGTACCTTCAAAATGAGGACACAATAATGTTAAAAGCGGTAAAATGATAATTAAATTAACACAAACAGAAACAGAAACATGTATTTGGGTTAATACTGCACACATTACATACATGGGGATTAACCATCAAAAAAAAATTACAAGGATATATGTATTGGACATGAATGAACCAATTGATGTAATGGAAACACCTGAACAAATAATGGAACTAATTAAACAATACAAATAAAAAATGGGGGGCATCGGCATCCCCCCACTAATCCCATGAAATGACAAATAACAAGAACGGATTGTTGCAAAGATAGTTCTTTTTTGTATATTTGTACCGCATTACAGTTATGTCGCAGATAACTTGGAAAAATCTTTACAACCCCATTCAGTTTTTGGCACTGCGACCGCCATTAATTGTTTGGGGTTTTATTTTATGCAACAAGAATACACAACACAAACCACAGTAGACAAAAAACATTGCATTATTGAAGTTTACAAAGACCACGAATTGTGGCTTACTTATGATTTTCATTTGAATCTATTGTTTTACGATAGTTTTGGAATCAACATTTACAATCAACTTTCATACAAATGTTGGGGGACAACGCAAAACATTGCAGAAATTCACAATGCAATCATGAAACACCTTTTATCCAAATGAGATGTCAAAAGATCCTGCATTCCTATTTTATTCAAGTGACTTTTTAACTGGCACGATGTTCATGGATAATGAACAAGTTGGAAAGTTTATTCGCTTGATGTGCGCCCAACACCAAAAAGGTAGATTAACTGAAAAAGATATGTTAAAGATATGTGTAACACATGACGAAGATATATTCTCAAAGTTTGCCGTGGACGGGGCGGGGCTTTATTACAATGAAAGGTTAGAACAAGAAGTTGAAAAACGAAAGGCATATTCTGAATCAAGGCGTAATAACCGTAAAAAGAAAGAAGATGTGATTGACATATCTAAAACATATGATAAACATATGGAAAATGAAAATGAAAATGAAGATATAATTAAAGATAAGATATTAGATAAACCAGTTGAAAAACCAAAAACAACCAAGGTATTCACAAAACCAACCATTCAAGAAATTGCCGCTTACATGGATGAGCAAGGAATGAATAATGTGGCCGAGCGTTTTTACCATCACTACGAAGCGAAAGGGTGGAAAATTGGAAAAGAACAAATGAAAAGTTGGAAATCGTGCGTTATCACATGGAAGGATGGAAACTTAAAAACAACACAAACAACACAACCAACACTAAAAAGGTTTAATATCGCAGATTATGAATGACAAATTAGAGGATTACATATTAGGACAACTATTGTTCTACGAACAGACACGCTCATTATTGCCACGAATAAAGGCAGATTGGTTTGAATCACCATTGCATTACAAAGTGGTGAAGCGGATGCAAGATTATTACTTTGACAACGAACCAATTGACTACATGAGTTTGACCCAAGGTTATCCAAAGAACGAACGAATGGAAGTTATTTCTATTGGACAAAATGTGTCCAATGTTGCCAATGTGAGTGATTACCTTCCAAGGTTAGAACAAAAGTTTCTTCAAAAACAATTTGTGGAACAACTGGGCAAGATTGATTTGACCAAAAGTTTGAAGGAGTTATTGGAGTACACCCAAAACGCAATTGACAACACAAGGTTTACAACGATACACGACCCCGAATCAATCCACAAGATAAGCGCACGGACATTGGACAACATCACCGAAGCCATCGCAAGGGGTGAACGGATCACGGGCAAACCTACGGGGTGGGATTCTTTGGATAGGATGTTAGGCGGATGGAACGCGGGGGATTTAATCGTGATGGCTGCACGACCTGGCATGGGTAAAACGGCATTGGCATTATCACTGATTTATGAATTTTGTAAGTTGGGCGGAAAGGGTTTGATAATTAGTTTGGAAATGAGTGCGGAACAATTGGCCAAACGATACTTTTCTTTGATTACTGATATTGTCAATTGGAAAATACGAAACGCCACATTGAAGGAACACGAAGTCATCAAACTTTGCGAATCCGTAAACGCAAGTCAAGTTGAATTTTTTGTAGACCAAGAACCAAACGCATCTATCCAACAATTAAAATCAAAAGCCAAAATTCACAAAGCCAAACACGGGTTGGATTTATTGGTAGTGGATTACATTCAATTGATGAAGGGTTCAAAACAAAATCGTGAACAAGAAATTGCGGAAATTTCGCGCGGATTAAAATTGTTGGCAAAGGAATTGAACATCACTGTGATTGTTTTAGCGCAGTTATCACGGAAGCCAGAGGATAGGGCAGACAAACGACCCATGTTGTCAGACATTCGGGAATCAGGATCGATTGAACAAGATGCCGATGTTGTGATGTTCCCATTCAGACCCGCAAAATATGAAGCCGTGCAACCCGAAGTTGAAGAAGCGGAGTTAATTATTTCCAAAAACAGACATGGTGAATGTGGGGTTATTGATACCATTTACATTGGAAACAGAACGATGTACAAAGAAAATTTGAACCCAATACAATTTTAATAATAAAATACTATATTTGTAGGGACAAATGAAACAAGAAACAAGAACGGTGGTTATTGAGTTGTTAACGAAATACCCCACATTTAGAGATTCGGACGAACAATTGGTTGCATGGATTTGGGGTTTAGAAATGAACGCCAAGGGTTATTCAACTGGGACACTTCCAGCACAAAAATTCTTACGCATTTTGGCGGATGGGCAATTAACATCAAGTGATTCCATCACAAGGATGCGAAGAAAAGCACAAGAAGAACACCCTGAATTGCGTGGTACGAAATACAACCAACGCCAAGACAGACAATCAGCAGTTAAAAAGGATTTGGGATATGGACAATAAACAACAAACGGCCGTTGACATTTTATGTGGAAAGTTAGCAATGAAGTTAGGCATACCACAAGCAATGACTTTTTACATAGACCATCAAGAAGAAATTAGAGAAGCCAAAGAAATAGAGAAACAACAAATCGCCAAAGCGTTTGATGATGGTGATTACAATTATCATTACTCACGCAAAACGGGAGATGATTTTGAAGATGGAAAAGAATACTATCAAGAAGTTTACGGATGATTAAAATAGTGGTACACGATAAGCAATGGTTCATTGACCGAATAGGAAAAAGGATTTACAGAAAAAACAATGTCTGCAATTGCGAAGTGTGTACCACAGTTCACAAAGAAGGATTAATCATCACCGATGAGCAACACGCCAATTATTTATACGATTGTCAAGAATTAGATTTAATTTATTATGAAAACACCAATAGAAAGATTCGTTGAGTGGTTAGAAGAAAACCACCCCACCGCAGTACCAGGACCCGAAGTGATTCACCACTTAAAACGATTAGAACAAATGGACCAACAAATGGCATACAATGCGGGTTTCACAAAAGCCAAGTCATTGTACCTTGATGCGGAATGAAACATCTTGAAAGCCGTTTACAAGTCAACTGCGTTAAGTGGTT